CTAGCTTGAGGTTCTTGCCGGAGAGGACACGACCTTCCTTGAGTTGAGCAATCGATTGTTCCATTTCTGCAAATCGTTCCTCTACTTCCTCTGTAAATTCAGTTTTGGTGATACCTTCTTCTTCAGGCTTTTCCTCAGTTTCCTCTTCTGACTTTTCAACAAATTGCCTGTTCTCATCGTTCAGATTCAGCAAGTCCTGCATCTCCTCAAAGCCAGCACCTTCTTTGACACACAATTCCATTGTGGTATCAACCCGTTTCCCGTGCTTCTTTACCCAAGCCAATGCACGCTTCATTGTCCACGAATAGGGAGCTTTCTTGCTAAATATGTAAGTCCGAATCTTCTTTATCTTCCCGCAGTAGAGAGCCGTTATTCCCTGCCCTGCCGATATGGTAATAGTGGCAGTCACCTTGCAGTCCCTTACGGGGATGCGGATAAAGTCATCAGTTTCTTCGGGCTTGGTGACAAGCTCAGCTATTTCCTTTGCGTGCTCCTCCATAAAATCCGTCCCATAAAGAACTTCTGGCGAGTCACAATTCCTGCACCAACTGCACCCATCAATTTCCACTAATTCTTCGCCACATTGGGGACAAATAGATTTACTGTCTTTTCCTTCCTGTCCCGGGCCAGGCCTGGAGCTACGTCTCATAGTCCCGCCACACTTCTCGCATTTGTAAGTATTACAGTGCTTGTCTGACGTGTGCTTCCAGCCGCATTTTATACAGGTGCATTCATACGTAGCTTTTTCTATCTCTACAATAAAATCTTCTATGTCCTTCTTGAGTTTGTCGTCTTTTATCAAACCTTTTCCAACCATTTCAGTTAGGGCTTGTCTATTTGAACCAATCATTACCCCTGAATATTCTAGCAGTTCCCATTTAGTATATTTACGCTTAGGTCTAGTGTCAGCTTCTCCTTCTTTTGGTTCGCCTTTTTCCTTAATATCCTCCCATTTGAGGGGAATAAATCCAATACTCCAACCGTTCAAAGCAGGGCCAGTTCCAGCAATATCATCAGTATACATGTGATAAAGTTCCTCATTGATAGCAGGACGTTTAAGAAATATCGTCTTTGCTAAAAGACCTTTCTTTCCATTTTTCTTGGCCTTCTTAATCCACATATTTTTGCCCATAGGAAGTCCTCTGTAATCATGGCCATACGGCACAACCCTATTGTAATATTCCAGGATAGCTCCGTCAGGGTCTATAATCTCATTGTCCCTATCAACATCTTCCGTATTGATAAAACTAATCACTGCTCTTTCATTCTTATCTGTCTCAATCTTAACAGAGGTAACTGCTTTTTTTATCAGTTCTACCTCGTCTTCCTCGAGGCCGTATTCCTTCGCTACCTTTCTAGCCTTGTCAGGATAGAGGTCTATTAACTTTAGCCTCTCGGTCACGAATTCCTTAGTCATACTTATCATCTCCTAATGGATTGCTATGTTCACTATTTATTGGCTAACTTCTCATATATCTCGTCAACGAATCCCTTGAATTTCAAAAATGATTCTTCATCATCCAGTATAAATTCTTCCCAATTATTAGTTCTATTAAAAATATATTTTAGTGCCCATCCTACTCTATGCCACAAGGACATTCGGTCAATTTCAATATTAAGATATGCCGCCCACTTTTCTTTTTCTTCTTCTGGGAAGAACGACAAGCATAAATAATGCGCTCCGCAAGCACATCTTAAAACTTCGTATTTGCTTGAATGCGTTTTATCAAACATATTGACCTCCTAATGGATTGCTATATTATTCTCTTCATATGCCTTGAACGCAACGATTTTATACTTGTTATCAATGCCGAATTTTACTATATCTGAGCCATCTGTTATTTTTTCATTAAGATAAATTGTAACTGCTCCAATTCCCCCAGCATACGTGAAAGGAATTCTAATGCTCGGATATTTAGTCGAAATAAATTTATATCCTTCCAACTCAGGCTTTGCTTTTTTTATCATTTCTATACTAGAAGTCTCGGTTATTAACATTTTTGTTACTCCTATCTAAATATCTGTTTTTCTTTTCTTACTCAATCAATATTGCTGTCAGACTACATCTACATCCTGGATGGAGGGGCGGATAGGGCATTTCTCCTTCTGTATAGTCTAAATCGACATCAAGTCCCGTTGTATTAAACGATTTACCTAATCCCGCCTTCTTGCCATTCATAGCCTCACACTCAGGGCAAACTCTCTCATCCGCAGCCGTGAGCCAAGTCTTTCCAGAACATACTCCACTTTGGATATAGGCGAATTCCGCTCCCGCTGAAGCACTTCTAATAATTTCTGTCCTGGCTATCCTGGTCGCTCTGTATTTCTCAGCGAACCCGAACACCTTGTTAACTCTCTTAGCCAAATCGGGCATACCTTCGCCTAGCTTGACCCCCGCTATCAGCTGCTTTCTTAGCGAGTCTATCGTGGCATCGTTTGTCGCAAAGCTGAACTTGTCTGCATTCTTGCTTATGAATTCCTGGACACGTGGATTAGTTACATCGAAATCTATCCCAACTACTAAGTTAGTCAATTCGGTTTGGCCTACGTCCTCAAGCACCCCGCCGATAAAGGGCTTGCCATTGTCACTGAACCGCCTGCGCCACATCATCTCGGCGAAGAGCCAAGCACTAAGCCAATTCTGCTTTTGCAAAACGGGAAGCAACTGGCTCATAGCTGATTTAGCATGGCTCTTCAAGCATTCCCGTTCTATTTGTTTCGGATATTTCCCCATGTTAGAAAGAACCTCTTTCTCCTGCTGTCTGAACAGCCCCTTGAGCACCTTTGTGAACTTGACCTCGTATGGCCGAGTTCGCCTGATGAAGTTGCGCCAGATTATCAAACCCCTGTCGTCATCAATCCCCATAAGTATTTCGTCAACCAGAAAGTCTACGCTTTCCTTAATCTGCTTTACTAGCATCCTCGATTTTCCCTTCTTCTATCAACTCTTCACATATATCGACTACTAGCCTCAAGTCTAATTTAAGCTCCGTCACAATATCCAAATAATCTAGCTTTTTTCTCTCTATTAATAATCGTACTATCCTTAGCTTAGCTTCCTCTCTGCTAATAATATCCGTTCCCATGAGAGTACTATTACTCATATCATATTCTGTTGCTGGACTACTTGCTGTGTTATTCATCATTTTCTCCTTTCTTTCTCGGCAGCCTAAAGAAGCACCGCCATTCCTCGCAAACCGCCCTGCCTGCATAGGTGCACTTCCTGCCCTTGCGTCTACTCAGGGCTGGGTGAATGCAGATGTTATGCTTGCCTAAAAACTGACAGTCAATCATCGTTTTCAATCTCCAAAGGCTCTACGATATTAAGTTCACCTTTCTTAACACTTTTGACCTTCACCCATATTTTGTAACTATTTTTAGGTGGCATTTTGATAATATAATCGTCTTCAAGCTCAATCATTTCTAAAATTAGTTCTCCTTTGTGACAAGTTTCTGATGAGGCGGCCACTCTGTACCAAGCATCCTCAATGCTTCCTTCTTGGTAGTGGCAAAAGTAGAATCTCCACGCTCATCAAGCCTTCTGGCAATATACCCTTTGTGCCTTTTACTGTAAAAAACTTCGTATGGTATTGATGGTTTTATTTTAGTTCTCCTTTGCTAGCTCTATCACTGTCTCCATTTCCCTCATAGCTTCTTTTGGTGTATCTCCGAAGGCGGACAGTGTGTGCATTCTTGCCAATCTAGCAATATAACCCTCGTCATCCTTGCTGTAGAAAAGGTCAATATTCTCCTTCTGGATTGTGTCAATATAAGTATACATAATTAATTCTCCTTTACTTTTTTGTCTCTATTAACCTTTCTCTTATCTTGCCCGATATGGATTCGGCTAGCTCCCTTAAGTCCTCGCCGCTTGCTGACTCAAAAGGCGTCATATTAAGGGGAAGGATAGGCCACTCCCCCCAGGTTACAGGCTCGTTCCCGTCAATCTTGCGTTCCTGGTTTATACTAGAATAGCCTGTTTTAAGATTACTTTCCCTTTCTGTCACTCTGAACTCCCTGTCAAGCGGGATATTCTCCTCAAACACACAAAATAACTTACTGTCATAAATCGGCAGGAGCTTCTCAGTTATCTTCTGCTCCATCAGCCTCAACCTAGGGGATATGGTGTCGCTCTGGTACATTAGCTCGCCGGTCTCCATATTAGCTCGGTTAACATGCTCAGTGGTCATCTTGGTCATCGGCACACCGAAAATAGTCGCTATCTCATTCATAGTCATCCCTCTGCCTACTAGGAAGCTCAGCTCCTTCGGGCTCCAGCCCAGCTCCTTCAAGTCCATTCCGCCTGGTAAGACTCCCACCTTTCCTGACGACTTTACCCCTCCATAAGTATCCTGCCACATCTTGGTAAACCTCTCCCTTTCGGGCTCCTTCACGGTTATACCCTTTTCCATTTTGAAAATAATGTCTGGCCTGGCCTGATTCTTGAATAGGGCTATTTCGTAGTCCTTGATGTACTGGTTGACGTCCACCGCGTTGGCTGCCCCCTGGAGCGGCCCCATTCCGTAGAGTATGTCATTGGGGTTGGGGAATCTGAAATGAACTATCTCTTCTGGCTCATATCGGGTAGGCTCGCCAAAACCTGATTGTCTTAACTCAAAATGGTCAATGAAGGTCTTCTTAGAAGGGATTATCTTTACTCGGTTGGCAGGTAATACCCATACACCAGCAGGGATATATCTGCCGTTTTCCCCCCGCATATTGGAGGGAATAAGATACCAATAAGAATTGCCAGTTAGCTCAAGGAACATTTGAGTTTCGCCTTTCAGGTCGAACTCGTTCCGCTGGTCATTGACAACTTTCATCAAGTCAAGGAAAGAATGGCTCTCTATTTCCTCTATATCCACGTCTTTCTTTTTGATATAATGTTTTAGAGAAGTGTTTCTTAGGTAGGAATCATAGGTCTTGGTACTCACGGGTATCTGGTTAACTCTGGCCGTGCTCTTGCTGGTTGACTCTTTCTGGGAATACAGTTTCAGACTTAACTTTGCTACAGACTGATAATTTAGAGTTACACATCGGTAAACCCAACTAGTAAAGGCTTTGACCGCCGTATCAAAATCGGTGGTACTCAACCTGCCTCTTGATAACTCCCAAGGATTGAACGCACTCAAAAGGTAGCGGTCAACACTCTTCTTGATAAATGTGTCAGCTAGTTTGCTCAGCAAACCCATAAAATCACCAGCTCAATTTATAT